AATTATTAGAGGAATAAAATATGCACAGGCGTTTATTGATGAAATTAATGATTATGCTCAGGTTTTTATTGTTTATGCAAAGCAAGTTCGTGCAATGATTGATTGGATTTTAAATTTACCTAAAGCTCTAGCCGCAATGCTTGCAGGGTGTTTAAATGAATTATTAAATGCGGTTAGTGTTGGTTTTTCATCACTTGTTGGGGGTTCTATTGGTGTAGATTTGCAACAATCTTTAAAAGTCGTCAACGATATCGTAGATTCCGGAAAAAAACTTATAAACGATACTACAAAACTGCTTACTGTGCCTGGCCAGGTTGTTGATGCACTTGCTAGACCTTCTACATCGGAAACGCAAAATGCGGCACTCAATACTGTTCTTACTTTTACATCCAGTTTTTCAACATCAAACAATTCTTTAAGTAGCATATCGAGACCTTAATTATGGCAGCAATACAAAATTTTGATGATGGTTCTTATATACAGACATTCGAAGATGGTTCCACATTAACGATGGATGCATCTGGGAATATTACGTCTACTCCTCCAACAAAACCAGAAGGTGATTATTCCTGGACTGAACCCGAATCTGAAGCAAACGTTGAGAATCCTCCAGTTTACCCATATAACAACGTCACACAGACGGCATCTGGACATACATTCGAATTAGACGACACCAGAGGTCGTGAAAGAATCAGACTTCAACATGGCGGCGCTAGAACCGGCGGACAAGGTACCTTTTTTGAAATGCATTCTAATGGTGATAGAGTAGAAAAAATAATAGGAAAAAATTATCAAATTGTCGCTAAAGACAACAATGTTTTAATTAGTGGTGTATGTAATATTACGATTGAAGGTGATTCTGTTGTACACGTTAAAGGTGACAAATACGAAAGAATTGATGGCAATTATATACAAGAAGTTCGTGGCACATATACACAAAATTTAAAAAAGAAAGCGACAATTACCTCCGATGAAGACATGACCATTGGTGTTGGAAAAATTGGCACAGGTGTATTAACTTTTTCTGGTGACTATGTTTATTTGGATAGTGATTTAACTGTTGCTGGTTCAGTGACGGGTGATATGATTAGTGCCACTTATAAAGTAAATGCAGGCACCGGTGTTACTGCTGGACCTTTAGGCTTTGCTACATTATTGGGTGGTGTTTCTGCTGGTTTACCTGTAGCTATTCCTGGACAAGTTAACGCATTGGTTTCGGTAAGTGCTCCGTTGATAAATGGTATTATTGTTAAAGACATACAAGGCACTATGCTGGGAATGAGAATGATATATAACTTCCATAAGCATCCAGCACCAAAAGGTATCACTGGGCTTCCTGTCAAACCTATGTTATAATGGAGAAGTGAATGTCAAGTATTTTTGGACGATTAAATTTTAATTTTGATGAGACAAAATTTGGTGATTCGATTTATTTAACCGATGAGGCTAAAAACTATCTAAACACCGCACCCACAGAATTGCAAACTTGGCAAATAAACGATATTGCAAATGGCAATATTGAAATGACGGATTATTATAAAAACCCAGTAATTAATGTTACAATACAATTATTGAATAACGTTTCTACTTTAAATTCTGTAGTATCAACAATTGAGTTTTATGACTATGTTGTAGACTCAGCCAATTTAGTTTCGGGCTTAGCTAACTTGGTGATTCAGATAGAAGAATTTAGAAAACATACAAACAATGTATCTGGAGTAAATACCGCAGTTTCTTCAACTAATGAGTTGGGTACTGATGCCTTGCATTTTCCAGATTATGATAACGCAGTCAATTTAGGTCAACAACTACTATTGTTAGTTAATGAATCTGACGGTGTTCAAAATTCGACGCCACTTTTGGGCAGTATGACAAGTCTTTTTGTTGGTGATGAATTGATTTCTAACACCACAATTTTAGTTAATGATTTATTAACCGTAAATAATAGTCTGAGACTTGATGCTCCAGAAAATAATGTCTACTGCAATTTAACTTCAACTCAGGTAAATACGATTCTCAGTCATGTAACTACAGCGAACACATTAATTGCTGGTAGGAGAGAACATGATTGGAATTTTTATCGACAAGGACTGGCTGTTTTAGATGATTACTTTAAAGTTGAAAAGTTGACAAGAACAGGTAACACACAAAATTATCTTGTTAATAATTTAATCGGAACCGACAGATATAAAAACAACCTATCAGGCAACACATAATAAATAAGATATGGCAACAGTAGTCGCACAAGTAACCAGGAAATATAAAGACCTGGATTTAGCATTCACAATGCATCCGGTCAAAAAAGACGTTAACAAGCACATAGATGACTTGGCGGTTATTAATTCCGTAAAGAATCTTATTTCGACTTCTCGCTATGAAAGACCGTTTCAGCCACAATTAGGTTCTGGTGTCCGAAACCTTTTATTCGAACAAATGGATTCTGTGACAGCCGCTTCACTGAAAAGAGAAATAATGCAGACTCTGGATAATTTTGAGCCTAGGGTTGTCGTGCAAGAAGTTGCAGTATCTCCAGATTTCGATAACAATGGATTTAAAGTCGGTATGACATTTTTGATAGTCAATAGAACAGAACCAATAACAATACAATTCTTCCTACAACGAGACAGATAAAAAATGGCTGACCGTTTAAATGTAACTGAGTTAGATTTTGACTCAATAAAATCAAATTTAAAAAATTATCTTAGACAACAATCTGAGTTTCAAGACTATGATTTTGAAGGCTCTGGCTTAAATGTCTTGTTGGATATTCTTGCTTATAATACTCACTATAATGCATACTATCTTAACATGGTAGCTAACGAATCTTTTATGGATTCGGCCGCACTGAGAAATTCTGTTGTATCTCACGCTAAAAGAGTTGGATACACACCACGTTCCGTATCTGCTCCTAGAGCCGTTATAAACATCACTGTTCAAACGAATAATTCGACACCAGGTTCTTTAAGTATACCTAGAGGATATTATTTTCTTGCATCACAAATTGATGGTAAATCATACAGATTTGTTACACTAGAATCTTTCACAACCACAAAAACTGGAAACAATTTTGTCTTTACAAGTGTTCCGGTTTATGAAGGACAGTTCGCTTCTTATTCTTATAATAACAGTTATGCAAATAATCCAAAACAACTGTTTACGATACCAGATTCGAATGTGGATACTAGCACTTTGAAGGTTAGCGTAAGACAATCTTCTTCAAACAATGAAACGATTGTTTATACACAAGCAACCGAAATTCTAAATTTGACTTCAACCTCTACTGCATATTATTTGCAAGAGGGAAGAAACGGCCAGTATGATGTTTATTTCGGTGATAACATTATCAGCAAAAAGATTCCAGATGGTGGAGTTGTTACTTTAGAGTATTTAATTTCGAATGGTCCTGAGTCAAATAAAGCAAATAACTTCACCTCTACACTTTCGATTGGTGGCTTTTCATCAATTTCCGTAAATCCAATTACTGCCGCTTCCGGTGGCTCGACTAGAGAAAGTGTCGACCAAATTAAATTTGCCGCGCCATTGAATTTGCTTTCACAGAATCGCGCAGTTACAAAGAACGATTATATTAAATTAATTCAGCAAAAGTACCCATCTTTCGAATCAGTTAATGTTTGGGGTGGTGAAGAAAATGACCCACCAGTTTATGGTAAAGTTTTTATTGCTGCCAAACCAAAACTTGGTTTTGAGGTAACAAATACTGAAAAAGACTTTATTAAGAATACAATTTTAAAACCGATAAGCATCTTGACGGTTACGCCAGAAATTGTTGATATAGATTACAATTATTTGAAAGTAACTTCAACCGTTTTTTATGAAAAAAGTAAGTTATCAGTTTCTGATTCTGAATTGAAAACTGGTATTAAATCTGCCGTCGAAAATTATTGTTCGACCAACTTAAACGAGTTTAATAGTTACTTTAAATATTCTGGACTAGAAACTGCAATTGATAGTTATAATTCAGCAATTGTTTCTAACGAAGTTGAATTGTTTGTTGCTAAGAAGTTTAGACCCGCACTGAATCAGACAGATAACTATATGTTAGATTTTGGATTCGAATTGAATAGGGGAACAACAAGCGATAACTTCTATTCTTCACCAGACTTTACAGTTATCGATGAAGAAGGTGTTTCGCGCAAATGTTTCTTTGAAGAAATTCCTTCTTCATTTACTGGCTTAGAATCTGTTACAGTTACAAGTCCAGGTTTTGGTTACACTACGACACCAACAGTAACTGTTGTTGGTGACGGCACAGGCGCCACCGCAAGAGCCGTCATCGTTAACGGAAAGCTATCTAAGGTCGAAGTGTTGACACCTGGAGTTGGTTACACCACTGCTGCCATTCAAGTTACTGGTGGTGGAGGAAGTTTGGCCGCAGGTTCTGCGGTTTTAGAAGGAAGATATGGTAAACTTAGAATCTCATACTATAAAGTTGATGAGATTAGTAGCCAAAGTACAAAAGTAGTTATCAATAAAAATAGAAATGAAGGTATCGTTGGTACGATTGATTATCTATTGGGTAAAATAACAATCAATAACTTCCAGCCAACATCGGTGAATAATTCATTCGGTGATATTATGGTTCACATCAAACCCAAAATCAACATTATTCAGTCGAAATTGAATAAGATGCTTGTTTTGGATGCAGAAGACCCAACAAGCGTAATTGTTAAAACAGTTATTATCTGATGGAAAACGTTAACCTATCAAGCATTGTTGCTAGTCAGTTACCTGATTTTATCAGAAGTGACTACCCTAAGTTCGTCACTTTTTTAGAGAAATACTATGAGTGGTTGGAACAAATTGACCGTGTTTCATATGAAACAGATGCGCTAAAAAATTCATATGATATCGACGAGGCCGATACTTATTATTTGGACTTATTGAAAAAGGATTTGTTACCTTATTTTCCAACTGAATTACAAGCCGACAAAAGATTATTTCTAAAATTAGTAACTAATTTATATAAGGCAAAAGGAACAGAAAATTCTATAAAGTTCCTTTTCCGTGCGTTGTATAATGACGGTATTGAGATTTATTTACCAAAAGAAGATATATTAAAAGCGTCAGATGGTAAGTGGACACTACCTTTAGCTTTGCGTATTGATACTGATGATGCCAATATTTTCAATATTGCAAAAACACTTATTACTGGTCAAATTTCTAAAGCAACCGCAGTTGTTGAAAAAGTTATTCGTTCTGTTGACCGACAGTTGGGTATTTCTTATATTGAAGCTTACGTTTCAAACGTTGACCGACTTTTCGAAACTGGTGAAACACTATCATCAACATATGTTGATTCAAGCACAGGATTAGAAGTCACTGTTAGCGGTCGTTTGATTGGTTCGCTTTCTGAAATAAAGATTGTTCCAACAGCAAGAGGTCTGTTCTATAATGGATTCGACCCAGATACAAACTATGATGGTGACCCAGTAAGTATTGTTGGTGGTTTAAATCCTACTGCAAACAATCCGATTGGTGCGGTCGCATATGTCGGTGAAACCACAAAAGGTGGTATTACCGATATTTTGGTTATCAAAGGTGGTTTTGGGTTTCGTGACCCAGCAGTTAACATTAATTCTTCAATTGTCGATTTCAGAGGTGGCTTTGAGAATGCACCTTTAGGTTCTGAAGCAAAAGCAAACATCTCTTTGTTAGACACTTCAATATCCAGAACAATTAACATTTCAAATATGTCCGTTTCAACATTGGACGGTTTATTTGCAAATATATCTGTAATTGAAGCCAGAGCTATCAGCGCAATTTCTACATATCAACCTTTCAGAGTTTTTCCTATTTCATTCGTTGCAATCG